TTCGGTGCTGAACCTGAACCAATATTGTTAGCTGCTGCTGCTTCAGAAATAAAATTTCCTTGTGCTTGAGCTCTTTCTTCTTGTAGGGCAATCTCTTGGTTTTCTAATAGTCTAGCTGTTACAGCTTTTCTATATCTGTCGGAAATTTCTGGAGCTGACTCGTGGTCGAGAACAGGACCCCATTTTTCCATTAGTTTTGCGTCTGCATTAAACATTTTTGTTTTTCCCTATTTTTTAAAGTTTGTTATAGCTTGTGTGTATTTAGCCATAGCTGATGAAACTGCTTCTTCTGAAACATTTTCTTCACCTAAAAGACTATCAACTTCGTCCACTGATTCACTACCTTCTTGTTTGAAGTAAGATTCTTTAACAACTTTCACTTTCATTTCAAAGTTCTCTTTGTTATCGAATTCAATATCTTCTACTAAAGAAGCTAATTTTTCAGCTTCTGTTTCTGCAAGCCCTGAAGATTGTTCTCTCACTACTTCTTTCTTTTCAAATTCTTGAACTTTTTGATGTAATGCGATATTATCTTCTGTGGTTTTGTTTAAAGTCTCTTCAAGCTCAGTGACTGATTCGTTGAGTTCATCAACAAGGTCCACTTTACCTTCAGGTACTTCGATGTAGTGTTCTTTAAACACTGATTGTAATGAAGTCATAAAGTCTTCAGCAATTTCAGTTCTTAAACCGTTTGTTACTGCAACTTTATTCTCTTCCATCCAATTTTCAACTACATAGTTAAGGTATGAATCTACCTTCTCTACTAGAGATTCTTGGACTTCTGAAACTTCTTCTTCGAGATTTTGCGCGTATTCAGCTTCTAATCTGTCGATTTCAGATGTTAATTTTGAAGTTAACACTGCTTCGAAGATTGCTTGAGCTTTATCACGGAACCCATCAGAAAGAGTAGCCTCTTCTTTAATGATGTTTTCTAAGTCTTCGTCAAAATCAATAGCTTCCACTTTCGCTTTAGCTTTTGGGTCAGCTGCTTTCTTAACACCTTTTACGGCATCATCAGCTGATTTGACTGAGGCTTCTTCATCATCACCAAGAGCCATCTTTGAGAACATTTTTTGCGCGTCCTCTTTTCTTGCTGCTTTGAGCATTTCAACTGCTGCTTGAATGACACCAGCTTTGGTTTTAGGCACGTTTACTTTAGGTGCAGATTCTTTTTTAACAGATTCCTTTTCCTCTTCGTCCTCGTGTTCGCCTTCTTCCATTTCTTTGTCATCTTCTGGATGTTTCATGGCATTAACTTTCTTTTTGCCATAAGTTTCATCAAGATTTTCCTCGTCTAAAATTTCTTCATTTTCTACGAGCTCATCTTGCTCCAATTCAACAGATTCTAACTCTTCAGCAACATTATTAATAGCGTCGTCTGACATAGTTTTATCCCCTATTATTTTAGATTAATTTAGAGAGGAAATTCTTAAAAGCTCTTATTTCAGCTTCTGGCAATCCATTAGCTGGAGTGCTTTTAATTTCAGTCTCAATTCCTTCAATATCTTGTGGTTTGATAATACCATTATCCCATACCCAGTCAACACCTTCCATAACTCCATTTACAAATGCACTTGGAGCTGAAGGGTCCTGGACTATATCTATAGTTGATAACATAAAGTCATCTCCCACATAGCTGGTACCATTCCTTTGCACAAGACTTCCCATACCACGACTTGATACACCAAGCTTAACACCGCCTTCGAGTAGTCCTTCGACTATTTTTCCCATAGGGGTTTTAAGAATTGATGCTTTACCCATAACATCATTTCCCTTCCATTCAAGAGAAGTGATTTTATGCGAAACTTTGTCAAGGTTTACTGTTGGTCCTTCCGGATGATTTAATTCTCCAACAGCTCTCCCTGTTTTAACTTGTTCGTTTACATACTTTTCTACGGCTTTTTCCATAGTGGCCTTTTCGTATATACGGCCATTTCTGTTCTTCTTGTTTGATTGCATGAATACACCCTCAATAGTGTATTGTTTTTCACCACCATTTTTGGATTCAGCAATCACTTCTAAATTGTTTTCAACATATTCTGTTATCAATTTCATATTAGAGTCCCAGTTTTAAGAGTATTATTCCTCTTCTTTTTTTCTATCAACCATTGTAGATGCTAAATTAATTTTTTCTGCATCTAATGCATCGGTTATTTTGTCGGCCATTACAGCCTCAAACTCTTTAGATGCCTTTACATTATTGCCATCTTTTAAGTTTTGTATCATATTTTCTACTGACATTATATTTTTACCTCACTCATTGTATATATTTATAAACTTTTGTTCCTCAAGAGTTAAAATCCTAAATCGTCCTCACCTTCGCCGTCAGGGATTTTGCCATCTTTTTTCTCTTGTTCGATTTGTTGTTCCATTTCCTTAACTTCTTCTTCAGACATTCTTAAAACATTTTTCATTACCCATTCCTGAGAAAGGTATTTACCTATATGGTCTTGGACTGTTGATAGTAAATCAAACCTTTCCCTTACCATTTCGCCTTGTTTTAGTTCTGCGAAGTAGTTATCTTCAATGAAATCAAATGATATTTTTTCCTTCCAAGATTTCCAATCATCGGTCGTAATAATACCTTTTAATAACAATTGAGTTTTTAAGAGTTGCATGAATAAGTCAGAGAATCTTTTTCTTAACCTATCAATAAACTTCTTAAATTTAACTTCGTCTCTTGTTATTTCAGTTGTTCTACCTAATGTAAATTGAGACTCTTGTTCCAATCTATTAACCGGTACATTCAATGATTTATATAATTTCTTTTGGAAATATATAATATCATCAATCTGACCTAGGTTTTCTCCACCAGGTAATGTTGTTATTTCAGTCCCTCTTCCGCCTTCTCTACGAGGTAGGAAAAAGTCCTCCAACATTGACATATGTTTCCTATCATCTTTAATGTCACCAGTTTTTGCATCATATACCAATTTATTTCTATATTGGTTCATAATACCTCTTAGGTATTCTTCAGCCTTACCTTTTGGTAAGTTACCAACATCAATGTAGAATATTCTACGCTCTGGTGCTCTGGATATTCTGTATATTACCACAGAATCTTCCATCATTCTTAATTGGTTAACTGGTTTTAACGCCTTATGTAAATATGATAATATCCTTTTACGCGTTGGGTCCATAACACCAGATGTACAAAATGCAATTGCATCTGGATATATTTTTATACCTTGGTCAGCAACATTTAATTTTTCGTCTTGGAAAATAAAATATTCATCAACCTTTTTAATAATTTTTGCCCCAGTATGTGGGTCGGTTTCATGTTCTATTTCCTTGACCTTTCTTAATTTTGCAGGGTCAATGTACCTTAACTCTTTAATACCTTGTTTAGGTTGTTCTGAATTAATAATAATATGATATGGTAATCTACCATCAATATACCATTTTTTAAATATTTCATGCCCATAAGCATTAAAACCTAACAATGATTTTATTTCAGAGAATTCATGTTGAATTGACTCTTTTATCTTATCAGATATATCTAATTCATCTAATAATAAATTAACAGGAGATTCATCTGCGTCTCCCACGATTGCCTCGTTAACGATATCCTCGATTGCAGCATCACATTCCGGCTGTGAGGATATATCTCTGTATTTCATAATTAAATCGACATCGGTTTTGGCCTTATCGCCGTCCATATCGATATACGCACCAAAGTGACCACCAGCCTGGATAACACCAGCACCGTCATCATTATCAGTACGTGGAACAAAAGAAGGCCTTACAGGCTCCTTTGATTTCCTATTTATTTCAAATCCAAAAAATTCTGCCATAATTACTCCATATTATTGGAGGGGAACTTGCCCCCTCCTCTAATATTATTTATAAACCTACGAAGTAGTTGAAGATTCCCAGTATTGTACCTGGAATTCCATTGTAAATTCTTCAATTTGGTTTTCTGAATCATAACTGACTTCAATCTCAGACATGTTTGTAGGGAATATTCCTCTAAAATCATATCTCTTTGTTACCTCACCAGCTTTATTCAATTGTTCTACAATTGCGTCTGACTGATAATCGGTAGGATTAGAAAGTCCTGTGTTTGCGTTATGACTATTAATACCATTCATCCATCGCTCCATAGCGTTTCGAACTTCGAAACCAGTATCATTGATGATAGTAATTGTCCAAGGGTCAAATGTTCTATCACCAGCAATCTGTAATTGTCTACCTCTGAAAAGAACAGGGATAGGAGCAATTACTGATGAAGGCATCTGCGCGGTTTTACACATAAATGATGTTAATTCAACATCGCCTTGTGCATAACTTGGGAAATTTAAAGTAACTTTAAATAAGTTGGCTCTAGCTCCACCGCCTACTAGTTTAGATTTAAAATCGTCTACACCTAATATTGCCATGATTAACCTCCACTGATTTCGGAGAATTCAACTCCGGTTCTTGTTGCTATAAAGTTTAATGTAATGAAGTTGATTGACCTTGCAGGCTTAATGAATATATCTGCAACAAATCTATTAGTATCAATTACTTGACCTGTATTATTTGTTTCATCGCAGACAACTAAAAAGTCTGTAAGTCCTCTTCGTCCTTTTACATCTCTTAGGAAGGGCTCTAATAAATTTCTAAATTGAGCTCTTGTGAATTCATCATTAAATTCAAACAATTGTGCTTTTGCAGCAGTTGCAATTGCTTTTTCTAATACAATGAATAATCTTCTTACATTGATTCTGTCGAATGCAGAAGGTCTGCTTAATAAAGTTTTGTCACCAAATAGTAATGTACCTTGTCCAGGTAATGATACTATTGGGTTAACTCTTGCTTTATAAAGTGTATCTCTATCTGCTTTCTTTGGGTTAAATGCAAGTTTTGTTACGCCTAATAACTGACCTCTGTTTACACCAGCTGGTGAGAACCATGCGTCTGCTACTGAATCAGTATTAGCACATAATCCTGCTTGGTGACCTGCAGCTCCAATCCATCTGTATACGTCGTTATATTTGTCATATACATATAGTGCTGTAGAATCACAAGAAGCATAAGAAGTAGAAGTTAAACCATCAGCGAATGCCTTAACATCTGCTGCAGGGGTTGAACTAC